ACGAAGAAAGAAATTTACGAGTTTTTTCTTGAGTTTATGAAGTATAAAAAAGAGTTCAACAATGATAAAATTGCGCTTGAAAATAATTATCTTTTTATTTTTGAAACATCTGCTTATTGCATTTTTTCGAGTGGGCATATTGAAGAGATTAAAGAAAATGAATATGAAGCTATTGGCGCAGGATTTCAAGAAGCTAAAACGGCTTTATATTTAGGGCATACTATTGAAGAAGCACTCAAAGCGACTTGTGCAAATAATACTGTTTGCATGGAACCGATTACTATATATAAAATATCAAATAATGAGATTAAACTTTACGAAGGAGAAAAAGTAATAAAAGGAGGTAAATAATGGATAAAATTGGAGCCTTATGGCAGAAGAAAGATAAGCGTGGATCAACGATGTTTTCCGGTGAGGTGGAATGTCCGCATTGTAAGAAGAAAACCCGATTATTCGGATTTATAAACAAGTATAAGAAGCCTGAGAATAAACAACCTAATTTCAACTTGTTTATGCCTGATGATGTACCGCAAGAACCGCCACGAGAACCGGAGGTGCAACAGGCTGTGCCGGAGAGCGAGGAAGAACTTTCTTGGTGAGGAGAGAGATTTTAGAAACATTGATACAAGAATGTGGCAAATTGGGATTACAGGTTCGGATTGTGCCACCGATATTAACGCCTGAGCCAATTGTTATTATAGAGCCTATCCCACGATGGCAAAGATTATTAAGGATTCTAAAAACGCGATTGAGGAGGTAAATAATGGATAAAAAAGAGATAACATTTAAACAATATGAATTTGATAAAGTTGATAAAGATGGAGATATGATTTTATCGAAAGGGGCAATAATATCAGAACAAGTACCTGTTCTTTGGAATTGGGATTCGAATAGACCCCCGTTTTGCGTATTAAGAAAGCAAGATGCGGAGAAATTATTTAATGCGCAATTCGGTAAATATTTAATGGCACCAGGAGGTAGAATAGAAAAATCAAGAAAACCGACTAAAGAAGAAAAGATTAAAAACCCTAAATTAAAACGTGTTATTGAGAAAATAAAAATAATGGGATATGCTTTAATGCCGTATGATGAGATTAAAGAGAAAACAGAGCTACCAGAACCCAATGACGGGGAAACGGTAACAAAGGGATAATGGCGCAATCATATTATTATAAGAAACGTAATAAAAAGATATTCAAAGACTATAAGAGATTAACAAGGATTAAACCCCTAAAGAAACAAATTTGGTTTCAATTATCAAAGAAATATCACCTGTCAAGGTCAAGAATTCGCACAATTATCAGGTCGTTAAAATTAAGCTCTAAGCCTTAAACGGTAAAGTTTCACAAAGAAAGTTAACCTAAAGGTAGCCTAAGAAAAATCAAGTAGTAGCACTTGACAAATGCATCGTGTCACATATATAATTAAGTATGATTAATTTAATCACAAAGTACTTTGAGGCAGAGAGTGGGTAACAAGGCTAATATAGCATTAGTGAGTACAGAGAATGATTTAGCTTTATATCGAGAATACACTACCGGAAGACCCCCTGTCTTCAACGATCCCAACGACATAGTAAACAAATTTACGGAATATATCAAGTACTGTATAGATAGCCAGGTTATGCCTACAGTTACCGGAACTGCTTTATATTTAGGCTTTAGCAGTAGACAGTCGTTCTATGATTACGAAAAGTGTAAAGAGTTTTCTTACGCAATGAAAAGAATAAGGCTTTACTTAGAGCATCTACTTGAAAACGGTTTATATAAATCTATCAATCCAACTGCGTTTATATTCGGATTAAAGAACTTCGGTTGGACTGATACTAAGCAGATAACTCATACCGGTAAAGTGGAACACATACTTGGTAAATCACAGATAGTACCGCCTGATGAAATAATCTTAGAGCGTATTAATAACAATCCGGAATTATCCGACAAAGAGAAACAAGACCTACTTAATAAGCTTAATATTAAACAGCCTGTAGAAGCAGACTATGTAGTCACAGATGAAAACCTTGAGGATGATTTAATAAATAAACACAAGCAATCATTGCAGGAGTTATCTAAGAAATGATAATAGAACCCATAGTCAAAGAAATTACACAAGACTATTCTAACCAGTTGTTAATACAACAAGAACTCCAAGATATATATAACTGCATAGATAAACTTAAACAACAACCAAATATAATCTATATGCCACAAGAACAATTAGAATCTTTAGAAGATAACAATATTAACATAAACCAAGAAGAATTTAACTATGAAGATATTTAACCGACTAACACAAAGTACTACTAATATACAAAGTACACTGTTTTATTATGTATAATACTATAACTCTTAAGTCTTACTTTATTAGTTTAATTAATAACAAGAATTTAAACAGTAAGAATTTGCTGAATACTACATCTAAGAATTATATATACTGTCTTCAAAAAGAACTAAAAGCTACTACGGTGGGGAATACATACTGTAACTCAATGTCCGATAATAGTTATTATGTAAACTTAATCAAGAAAACAGGTCAAAGTGGGGACACAGTGGGGGTAACCTTTTATTTTTTGCTTAAATTCATATATTTGCTACACCCATTCATAATTACTCCCAGAGAAAACAAAAGGTGTTATTTATGTCTATAGGTACTACAATAGTTGACAATACAGTACAAGAGGAGCGTTCATCCCAGATATACCCACCTGCTGGAAAGCCTATCGTACCACACAAGTTCCAATGGAAAATATTAGAGTCAAAGGCAAGGTTTCTTGCTCTGAACGCGGGAACGGGTGGGGGTAAGAGTTGGTTCGGAGCTGTTTGGTTGTTAGAGGAGATTAGAAAACATCCGGAAGATGATTTTATGGTTGTGTCTCCGATATTTAAAATGGCTAAGAGGAGACCGAGGAAGTTGTTAGAAGCGTTGTTTAAACGTGAGGGAATTATTAAAGACAAGGATTATATGTATCATCAGAATGAGGGTATATTTGATTTCAAGACAGGGGCGCATATATATCTTGCGAGTGCGGATAGACCCGATACTATGGAGGGTGATGTTTTAAGGGCTATATGGGCTGATGAAGCTGGGAAGATGGGTAAGAAAGCATGGCAGGTTATGCGCAGAAGAACTAATTATTTAAAAGGCAGAGTTTTGTTGACTTCAACACCTTATGCCCGGAATTGGTTTATAACCGATGTAGTTAAAAAGGGCGAAGAAGGTTATCCCGGGTATTTTTCGGTTACTTACCGTTCAATCGATAGCCCATATTACGATAAAGCGGTTTATTGGGAAGAAAAGAAACTATTACCACCGGATGAGTTCAATCGTAAGTATAACGCGATAGCTGTCGCGCAGCACGGATTGGTTTATAAAGAATTTACAGAAGACCATATTATTAAGCCTTTTGATTTGACTAATGATTGGGAATTTTTCGCGGGGATCGATTGGGGTATAAATCATCCGTTTATATTTGAATTATTCGCGTATAACGAAGAAACCGAACAGGTGCGCAATTGTTATGAATATCACACTACAGGCAAGGAATTGTATCAAATAGCAGGGGAATTGGCGCCTGTTTTGAAGGATAAGGAAATAATTGCCTATTTTGATCCTTCAAGACCTGATTCAGCTAAACAATTGCAAAGAGAACTCGAAGAATGGGGTATTGAGGACACTATGTTTAGAAAAGCCGATAATGACAGGGAAAACGGCATTATGACAGTCAGAAAGCTATTATTTCAGAAAAAATATAGTATTTATGACACTTGTAAGCTAAATATCGAACAAAAGGGCTTATGGAGCTGGATTGAGGAGGAAAGTGGGGAATATTCGGATAAGGCGGAAAAGAAAAACGATGATTCACAAGATGCCGAAAGATATGCCCTACATACACGGTTGGGGAAAAAGAGGAATCCAAAAGTCTATGCCCTGGGCGGAGGATATGATTCGCGGGATGAAAATGACGAAGAAAGGGGGGATGATGCTTGAATCTTTAAGAGAAAGACTGGCTGATTATATCGCTCCTAAAAATACGAAGGATGTCGATGAATATCGTAAAATAGCCACAGGTTTCTACACTGGCGGGAAAGTATCTCAAAGTGATTATCACGGGATGATTGATAAGTATAAAAAATGGATATATGCGGCTGTAAGAACTATTTCGGCTGATATTGCTTCGGCGGAATTGCAGTTATTCCAAAGAACCGGAAAAGATAGGAATGAAGAAGTCAAAAAGCATGATTTCCTGACTTTATGGAAAAACCCTAATCCCGAAGTTACTAAAAGATTTTTACATCGCCTGCAATCTATTTTCTATGAGCTTACAGGTCAGGCTTATTGGTATTTTATTTTAGACGGGTTTAATAAACCTGTTGAAGTATGGTCTATTATGCCGACAAATATAAAACCCCGTAAAAATAAGAATGGTACTATACGGGATTATGAATTTAGACCTAAACAGACAGGTAAACCCGTCTATATCCCTAAAGAACAGATATTACACGAAAAAGAACCTAATCCTATGAATTTTACAATGGGGTATTCCCCGATTTACGCGGCTAATGACCCGATTCATTTGATGGATAAAATGGGAATCTATCACGATAGATTGTTTCAGCGCATGGCAAGACCCGATGTTATCCTTTGGAACGCTAATGGAGATAATATCGGTATTTCGGCAAGAAAACGTATTGAAGAATCATGGAAGAACGCTTATGGCGGTGTCGAAAACGCCGGAAGACCTGCCGTACTTGAAGGCGGATTAAAAGCGGAGCCATTTTCCACAACACCCAAAGACCTTGAATATGCGGAAGGTTATGATAGAGTACTTGGTGAAATTGTGGCTTGTTATGGGGTTACACTCGACAAATTAGGTCTTACCAGAAACGTCAACAAAGCGAATGCTTATGCTCTCGATTTAACCTATCAGCGTAATACGATTAAGCCGAAGCTCCAAGATAAGGCGAATTGGTGGGAACAATTTGTACTGCATAGATATTTTAAAAATACAGAGGATATGTATTGCGCTTTTAAGTCAAATATCCCGGAAG